GGTTTAATGCGAAACTTAGCATCATTGTCATGAAAATTAGGGTAATCAGTTTCATACCAAATACCTATTTTACAAACCTCAATCTCAGCCCCTTCACTCCAAGCCTGTATTTCTTTGTGCCATTTATGTTGTGTCATTTTGTTTTCCCTGTTAAGTTAGTTAAGTCACACATTTCAGTTCAAAACTAAACCAAAAGTGTAGACTTGCTAACATTTTTAAACTCTCGCATCTCTTTTAGGTATTCTTTTTGTCGTGCTATTTCATCTTTTATATCTGATACTTCTCGTGCTTTAGCCTTTCTGAAACAGGTATAAATTCCTTGCTTCTCTGTAACTTCTTTAGTGCCAAACCAACCCTTTGGGTAGTCATTTACTTTTATGTACCCATAGCCAGTTGTTTCATAATGTTTCATTTTCATTCCTTAACGTATATGTTATAAAAGTTGCGACTTTCTGATAGTTATAACGCTTTCGTTATCATTCATTCTTTACTATCTGTTGTTCTGAATGAAAATTTATCGGCATTAAGTTATCAACTATATGTATATTTTTATGGCTTTTATGTACACATAATGCTTTTATGTACATTTTTATAGCTTTTCTATACACACCATAAAAAGATACTTAACCTACTTTACGATCAGTTTATAGCATCACCTTGTACTAATGTTTTACCTATTTGCAACGTACATTGTTTAGGTTGATTAATATAGTTAATACATAACCAACAAAATATCATACCGACTACAAAAGAATTAACGATTCGCATATTTGACAAACCCAATAAACATTTCAATTAAGCATACTGTTAGAAATCCGCCCCACCATACCCAGTTAGCATTATTTAAAAATAAGAAGAATGAAGTCATAAAATAAATCATATAGTTTCCTTAATCCTACCGAAATTAATCGGCAGGAATTGTTATATATTAAAATGGAACTTCGGTTTCAAAGTCAGCATCTGGCTTAGTATTAATCTTAGTTACATTACCTTCACCTTTTGCTATAGGAGTACGCATTTGAATCCAACCATCAAAGTTAATTGGTAATGATTCAATATTAAGCGCAATACCACCTGTTTTGGTATCCATCGCTACTCCGCATTTATGCCAACGGACTTTTGTTTCTCCATCTTTATTTGTATATTCACCAGCTTTGCTAATTAAATCATGAGTAATTGCCATTTCTAGTTTCCTTTAAGTTTATTAAATGTTTTTACTTCTGCTTCTACTTCATCTAGGAATACTTTAACAGCATCCTCTAAATTCTTAATTATCGCTTCATCACGATGTAATCGTATAACGCATAGCGTTAAATGTTCTGGAAAAGATGGATTATAACTTACAAAGTCATTCCATTTAGCACCAGTACAGGCCATTTGCCAATTCATTTGGTGTTGATACTTAGTCGGAATCTTTTGATCCTTTAAAGTATTACCATGTGTGTTCTGCTGCGGACATTTAATTTCAATTAATCCATCTCCGATTACACCATCTGGCGATGCGCCTGACATTTTAATTGTAGGATGATCAATAAATGCAACTTGATGTACTAACACACCATTTAAAAGCTCATAGGCGTTACGTGCAAGCGCCTCACGCTCCGTTCCTATCTCCATCGATGTACTTGTATAGGTTTCTTCTTTTAAACCCGTTAACCGCTCGCAAACGAGTTGCATACGATAATTAGCACGACCAGCAGATTCACCAGTTTTAGATGATGCCATCATATCGGCAATCTTACTAGCTGTAACTTTACCGATACGCTGTTCAAACCATTCTGGAGTTCCTTGTTCAATCATTTTGCATCCTTTCTAGGAATTGATTTAGCTAGTAACCATTTATCGCCCATTTCCGCTTTACAGGCTTTAATCTTTTTCTCACGCAACAAAACTACTTTAGAGTTTGGTGGTGATAGGTGATAGAAGTTAGACAACATAATTAAGCTCCCTTTGTAAATGATCATTAGCAAAGTTAATTACTTTAAAGCGATCAATCATATCCCAATTTTGGCGCAGTTCTAATGCTTTAACATATTTCTTTAATATCTCAATACGATTCATAGATTTTGATTGCTCACAATGTAGACCAATAGTTTGAATAAATACTATTTCGTCATGAGTTGTATGAGTTGGTTTTTTGTTAAGGTGAAATTTTTGAAATTGCATTTTATGCTCCTAGAGTTTTTTTCATATTATCTTTAGCTGCGATGATTGCTTTAACAGCTCCAGCGTTATCTTTAACTTTACTGAATATTGCTTTATAAACACTTTGAAGTTCATTTAATGATTTAGTCGCTTCTATTTCTTCTACTAAACTTAATAAATCTAATTCTTCACCAGGCGCAGTATCTTCGCCAGCATAAATATATAGACCTAGACCATGTAATGCGATTGCTTTAGCTAAACATCTTTGCATAGCTGTATTAACAGCCATACTATCTGGATTACTAATGGCTTTGTTTTTATAGTCCATTACTGGTAGTTGTGATGTCATCTCTTTACCAAAAGCAGTAACAGTACAAAATACCATCATCGTATCGCCAAACTTAACTGGTTCTTTATATTCCCAAGTCGCTAATGGATCTTGTTGAAGTAAAATGTCTACGGCCCACGCCCATGAAAGATAAGTTAAATTACCTTTTTTTTCTGTATGCTCGTTTACATCAATCTTGCGTAGTATTAAATAGTTGCTCATTTTAGTTTCCTTGTTGTTCGTATTGGTAAAGTTCAAAATCTTCATCATTTCTTCTATCTAATTCTTCTTCATCTGGTAAGTCGGTTTCGTTAGCCATTTAAACCGCCATCAAAAAGTAAATTGCTACAAAAAAACAAATACAAATAATAAATAATGCTGCTGTTATTAAGTCTTTAATTAAAATACTATCTTCTACTTTGGAGTTTTTATAATCAATCATTTGAATGTCCTTTAGAGTTGTTAGCATCAGCATCTTGTGCAAAGCCAATATCTTTTTCAAATTCAGATATTCTTTCATTTAATTCTTTAATTCCACGACCAATTCGCATATCTTTAAGACTAGCTGTTATATCAATAATTGATTGCTCATCAAGAGTTTTTAAAAGATTAGTAGTATCTGATGGAGTTTCTACTGATACTAATTCTATGTTGCCGTATGCTTCGTAATAGTAAACATCAAATTTCTTACCTCTAATGTCTTTATTTTGACTTAACACTTTTACAGTTTCTAATTTCATTTTGTTTCCTTCGTTTCCAGTACCAAGTCGGTACAGTTCCTATATTAATGAGGGCCCTAACTCATGTCAAGCATTATTTGCAAATATATTTAAAATAATTTGTTGATATAAAAACACTTGCATTAAAATTAAATATAGATATATAATTAAATCTCATTAAAGGAGGTTTAAATGGAAGATAAAATTAAATATTTAGAGAAGAAGTTAGCAAGCGGTTTATTTAATGTAAAGCATATATGTAAGGCTACACAAATAAGCCATCCAACAGTTTCTAAGATAGCTGATGGTAATGGTATTAATGTTAGGTTATATATTATTGATACGTTATATGATTACTTTAAAAAGATAGGTGATTAATATGAAATGGTTTAAACATGATTCAGATGCAAGCAATGATGCAAAACTTAAAAAATTAAGATTGAAATATGGCGCACAAGGTTATGGTATTTATTGGTATTGTTTAGAGTTAATTGCCCGTAATGTAGAGAAACATAATCTTACTTTTGAACTTGAACATGATGCAGAATTAATTGCAGATGATTTTAAATTAAGTAATGATTTAGTGCAGCATATTATGACTTATATGGTCAATTTAGAGTTATTTGAAAATGTTAATGGAGTTGTTAGTTGTTTAAAAATGGCTTCTAGAACAGACGAATACACTCAAAAGTTAATTCAAAGTAATAAGAAGTATGAAGATAGTATCGGGATAGTATCGGGACAAAATCCAAAAATGTCCGTTCTAATAGAAGAGAAGAGAATAGAAGAGATTAGATTAGAAGAGAATATAACAGATAAGAAAAAACCATTACGCACTAAAGTGCTTGATACTTATTTTGAGGATTTTTGGTATTTTTATCCTAAAAAAGTTGGTAAAGATGCTGCAATAAAGGCTTGGAATAAAGTTAAGCCTGACATACTATTAGTTTCAGATGCTTTAAAGTGGCAGAAAGAAAGTAAACAATGGCAAGCAGAAGATGGTAAGTACATTCCTAATCCTGCTACTTACTTAAACCAAGGTCGCTGGCAAGATGAAGCACCATTACAGGAG